CACGCCCTGTTCAATGAACCCCTCAACACCAACAAGCGGCGCCGTAGCCGCTACGTCACGAGCGGAACCAATGCCCAAGCCACGACACAAAAAGCCCCAAGCCAGCCAACAAGCGCGACAGCCGCAGCCCATGCGAGCGTTCACCTTCGGGGAACCCGAACAGGTGCTGTCCGGCAACATCGGCGAGTACCTGGGGGTGTTCCTCAGCGACGACGGCGAGATCTACAAGCCGCCGGTGTCGCGGGCGGGCCTGGCCAAGCTGTTGCGCGCCAACGCACACCACGGCGCCATTCCCAAGTTCAAACGCAACCTGCTGCTGCGTGAATTCATCCCGTCAGAAGGCTGTAGCACGCAGACCATGGGCCGGGCGAGCCTGGACTACATGGTGTTTGGTGAGGCGTATTTCTATCGCGACACCAACGCCTTCGGCGAAGTTCTGGAGATGCAGCACCTACCGGCAATCAACATGCGCGTGAAGGTCGACGGCGGATTCAGGATGCTGTTGCCCGACAGCAAGTACATGGACTTCGACCAGGACGAAATCGAACACGTCCTGGACTACGACGTGGAACAGAACATCTACGGCGTACCTGACTACCTGGGCGGTCTGCAGGCGCTATTGCTCAACGAAGCCGCCACCCTGTTCCGCCGACGCTACTACAGCAACGGCGCGCACGCGGGTTACATCTTCTACACCAACGACCCGGACCTGACCGAGGAAGACGAAGACAACTTGCGCGCACAGATCAGTGCCAGCAAGGGCGTGGGCAACTTCCGTTCGATGTTCGTCAATATTCCCAACGGTAAGGAAAACGCGATCCAGATCATCCCCGTGGGGGACTTCCAGGCCAAGGACGAGCTGGAGAAGGTGAAGAACATCACGCGTAACGACGTGATCGCTGCCTGGCGAATGAACCCTGCCCTGGCCGGGATCATCCCGGAAAACAACGGGGGGTTTGGGGATATCGAGAAGATCGATCGCGTGTACACCAGCAACGAGATCAGGCCGATTTGCCAGTTGTTCAACCAGGTGAATGACGCCCTTCGGAGAGACAGGCGAATCAACTGGAGAGAGCCAACCTCAGCAGCGGAAAGCGCTAACTGACACTTCAAAAATAGAGAAAAATTCTGCACCACATGAGAACATAGTGGCAATTTGCTGCACCCTGGGGAGGGAACATGAGAGTTACTTGTAAATGCGGACACAAAGGCCGAATTGCATCACGTGAGGTGCTATCTGCCGATTTCGCGAAACTGTATTGCCAGTGCCTCGACGCAAAGTGTGGGCACAGCTGGGTGGCAAATCTCACCTTCTCACACACGCTCAGCCCGTCAGCACAGACGTTCGACAGGCTGCTGATTGATCGGCTTCGAGACATGCCCAGGGCACAACAGCGGGAGCTGTTTGAAAAGCTTGGATCGCAGGCAGTCGCATGATGCAAACCGCCGACAACACTATGCCGGCGGCCCAGAAATCAATCGTCGTCGGACTGGTCCGGGTTGCTTATCAGCGCTTCGGTGAGCCGGCGCAATTGTTCTTGGTCACGAGGGCTCAACTGGCGATAGAAGCCGATCAGGCGACGTTCGATATGCGAAAGCTCATGACACGCAGAAGCTGCAATTTCAACGTAACCGGCTTCGGCGTTTGTGCGATCCAACATGCTTACCACTCCATAAAATGCATTGCTGACGCATTGATATGGGGGCGAGCCAGAGACATGGCTGAAAGAGCGTGTTCAAGACGACCCTTTCACCGCCTCATCCGCCATGGCTTTTACAAATCGCCGAATGGCTCGTTGATCGTCTGGCGGGATACTGCGGTACTGCTGAACAATGCTGTCCTCAACCTCCGACAAAGCATCGGCCTTCAAGGTGGTGCGTGTTCCGCTCACGATGTAAAGCACGTCAAAACCCAGCACGCTTGCAGCCATGCTCAAGTAGGAAGCTGGGGCATCGCTAGAACCGGACTCGTAATTTCCTTGAGTTCGTTTCGAGACGCCAAGCTGTTCCGCAATTTGATCTTGTGTCAGCCCAGCCTGGGCACGTTGTTGGCGCAGCCTTGCGCCAATCTCTTCAGAGAGAGTCAATATTTTTCCATCCGCATATTTACAATGGCAGTTTTTTGCCACATCCTGCGCTTGTCATCACACGAAAACGCAAGGAATTGCACTATGCCCAACTCAACCATCACCGAGCAAGCGCGCCAGCAAGCGCGTGCGTCATTGGAGAAGCGTGGTCAGACCGCGAAAAATTTTGCTGCTCTACACAACCTTAACCCCAGCACCGTCTATGCGGTCCTGAATGGCCAAAGCCAGTGTCGCCGTGGGGAGGCCCATCGCGCCGCCGTTCTACTCGGCATCAAAGACGGCGTGATTGCACAGTAATGGCCGGCGCACTGAGGGAACAGCAGAAGATGGAAAGCCAGGTTCTAAAAACACGTCGCGAAGTAGTCAGTGCAATTATCTGCACCTTCGAAGGTGGCCGCGAATGCGCCGCTGCCCGGATCGGCCTGCCACTCAAGAAGTTTGATAACCACGCCTACGAGAACAACAACTGCCGTCCGTTGACGGATACGCAGATCTTCCTGCTGGAGCAAGTCACCAGTACCCAACACTTTCCCAACTACGTGGCGGCGATGTACGGCGGCATGTTCGTGCCCGTGACCCACCCCGAGAACCTGGACAACGTAGAGATGTATGCGCGGGCTATGCAGAGTTCGGCCAAGCAGGGAACGGTCGATCAAGCCATTGCTCAGGCGCTCGATGACGGTGTCATCACCGACGCAGAGGCGGAGTTGATACAGAACGCACACACCTTGCACATGGCTGCACGGACTGCCGAAGTCTATGCCGCAATCGATCTGTACCGCGCCAAATCAGGGAAAGCAAAATGAATGTTCAAACCAACACCCTGGACTATCAGGAATGCATGCAGAACGCCGCACTGGCATTCCTTGAGCGCCATCAAGCCGAACACCTGGGCGACCTGTCGACGCTTCTCAACAGAACCATTCAACACCTGGTTACCAGCCTCGACGTGACGGAATCGGTTGCAATCAAACTGGTCTCCCTTGCCCATATCGAGTTGGTGGAAATCGCCCTTCGCCAGCGCCTCGATCTGGACTACAGCAGCGATACCGTTGTGGTGATCAAGGATCCAATCAAAGGATTTTGCTGGTCCGTCCCCGTCAGCCTCATCTATGAACGCATCCTGAACGCCCCTGACAACGTGCGTTTGCGCTCCGCCAACTCGTAACACCCAATCCAACCAATCGCCGGCCCCACGTCCCGTGGGTTTGGGTGAGCTGCGCCCGAAATCGAGGTTTAACGATGACAAACGCCGTAATTGTCACCACCCAACTGCCACCGGCCGAGGCCGAAGCGTTGCTGGCCAACCTGCGCGAACAGTATCGCTTGAGCCTCAACGAGCACTGGTATGACGACCAGTTCCGCTTTGTTGCGGACGGTCTGCGCCACGGCGCAATCCTCGCCCATGTCCCGGTAATGGCTGCGCAAAAACGCCTGATGGCAGCCCTGTCCCACAGCCTCAAAGCAGTGAAGTAACCCCATGAAAGAAGATCTTCGCCACGACGTGTTGCAACGCCTCCAGTCCGACTTCGGGCTCAAGCACCGCACAGGCACCGATTACATGCGCGGCGGCACCTGCCCGAAGTGCAAAAAGAAAGAGCTGTACTCCCGCTTTGACACGCCATGGATGGTGATTTGTGGTCGCCCTGAAAAGTGTGGCCACACCCTGCACGTGAAAGAGCTGTACGACGATCTATTTGAAGACTGGAGCAAACGTGCGCCGGCGACGGACCAACATCCCAACGCGACCGCACGCGCTTACCTGGAGTTCGCCCGGGGCTTTCGGTTTGAGCTGATCCAGGGGTGGTTCACCCAGGAAACGTTCTATTCGGTTGAACACAACGCCGGCAGCGCCACTGTGCGGTTCGCCCTGGAAAAAGGCGGTTGGTGGGAACGCCTGATCGATCAGCCGCACCGCTTCGGCAAAATGAAGGCCCGCTTCAAGTCCAAGGACAGCTATCGCGGCGTCTGGTGGTGCCCGCCCTGCGTCGATCTGCTTGAAGCCAAGGAGATCTGGATTGTCGAAGGGATCTTCGACGCCATCGCCCTGGTGCACAACGACATCGCGGCCGTCTCTGCAATGTCCTCCAACGCATTCCCTGGGGACTCGCTCAAGGCACTGATTAAAACCCGGGAAGGCGGCAAGCTGCCCAAGCTGGTTTGGGCTTTGGATAACGAGCCAAGCGCAAACGCCTACACCAGGCGCTGGGTCCGCGAAGCACGTGCCCTGGGCTTCGTCTGCGAGTCAGCGCAGATCCCACAACGCGACGGTCGCAAGTCAGATTGGAACGACCTTCATCAGCGCTGGAACTTCATCCAGGACGAAACCAAACGCGCCGACCAGATCGCGACCGACCTAAAACAGGCCCGCCACCAGGGCGCCCTGCTGCTGGCCGAAAGCGCGGCGGAAAAAGCCTTGCTCATGTACGACTGGAACAAGCGCGGGGAATTTCACCTGGGCTTTGGAAGCCGCCTGTACTGGTTCAAGTTGGACATGGAGAAATTCAACCGAGCCATGTCCGACATCGAGGACAGCGAGAATCACGACGACCAGTTGCTGAACCAGGCGCAACAGCGCGAAAAGGCGCTGCAGCAGTCCGGCAGCGTCGTGGAGATCGCAAACTGCTACCCCCAGGCACTGTATTTCCAGCGAAACGAGGTAACAGACGAGTCTTGGTACTACATGCGTGTGGACTTCCCCCACGATTCCGAAAGTGTGAAAAACACCTTCACCAGCGGCCAGTTGTCGGCCGCGAGCGAGTTCAAAAAGCGACTGCTGGGCATGGCCGCAGGTGCCATGTTCACAGGCAGTGGCCAGCAGCTCGACAAGCTCATGAAAGACCAGCTGTTCGGCATCAAAACTGTCTCAACGATCGACTACGTGGGCTACAGCAAGGAATACGCCTGCTACGTCTACGGTGACATCGCGATCAAGGACGGCACCACCTACAAGGTCAACAGCGAAGACTATTTCGAGTTCGGCAAGCTGCGCCTGAAGACCCTGCAGAAAGGCGTCCCTATCAAACTGCAGCGCGAAGCAAAGGGCTTTGACGAGAAGTGGGTGCAGTTGCTGTGGACATGCTTCGGCGCCCAAGGCTTCGTCGCGCTGGTGTTCTTCTTTGGCTCGCTGTTCTGCGAACAGATCCGCGCCCGCTATCAGTCCTTCCCTTTCCTGGAAGCCACAGGTGAGGCCGGCGCCGGCAAAACCACCCTCTTGAACCTCCTTTGGAAACTACTCGGTCGCGAAGGCTATGAAGGATTTGACCCTATGAAATCCACCAAGGCTGGGCGCTCTCGCCTGATGGGCCAGGTCTCCGGTATGCCAGTGGTGTTCCTGGAAGCGGATCGCCACGGCGATGATCGGGCACACGCTAAAACCTTCGAATGGGACGAGCTGAAAGACTTCTACGGCGGCGGCACATTGGCCACCAAAGGGGTCAAGACGGCCGGCAACGAAACGTATGAGCCTCCATTCAGGGGAACGATTGCAATCAGCCAGAACGCGGCCGTGGTCGCCCACGAAGCGATCATGACGCGGATCGTGAAGTTGCACTTTGTACGCCCGACCGTCACGCCGGAAAGCCGTGCTGCTGCTGATCAACTCAACGCCCTGGACGGAGGCACCCTCAGCCACTTCCTGTTACGGGCCGTAGGCAAAGAGTCCGCGGTGCTTGAGCTGTTCGCCCAGCGTATGCCCGAACACGAATCGAAGCTGCGCCGTTTGCACAGCCATTGCTTCGCCTGCAGCACAGCCTATGCCTGTGACCAGGGCAATTGCACCAGTTGCGGCTATGACCTGCGCGGCTACATCCGCGTGGAGCGCATCAGCAAAAACCACGCGCAAATGCTCTCGCTCCTGGATGGCATTCGTCTGGTACTGAAGTTGAGTGACCCCCAGGTCGCTGCTACCCAGCGCCAGATCGTAAGGATGGCCATCGAGCGCCAGGCCTCGATCAGCTCCGACCATGCGGCCGTGGCCGAGTTTTGGGAGGTTTACGACTACCTCGAGTCCTTGAGCGAAGACCCGGTGGTCGACCACAGCACCGACCCTACCGTGATCGCCATCAACCTCAACGAGTTCTGTGAGCGCGCGGCCGAACATAAACAGAAGCTGGCCGACGTGGCCACATTGCGCGACCTGCTCAAGGAGTCCCGCTCCCGCAAGTTTTTGGACAGCAACAAGGCCGTTCACAGCGCTGTACGTGCTGCATTTAACAACCGTAATCCCTGTTCACTACCCCGGCCGACCACAGTGAAGTGCTGGACATTCAAGGCGTAAAGGAGAGCAAGACCGATGCAGATCCAAGTGTTTATGGGCAATGCCGGCGACGGTAAAACTAGCAAGCTGCAGTCAGTACAGGACCGCCTGGACTTCACCGGTGAGAGCGCGCCGATCATCCAGGCCGGTGCTTATGGGGAAGATGGTTTGTTGGAGATCCTGGAAGTTCGGGCAGCCGGTGGCCAGCGCGAAATCCTGGTGGACGACTGCAGCAGGCAACAGATTTTGAGGGTGCTGGAATGGCAGTCATGCGTTGAGCATGAGCCGGATTTTGACGGCCTGGTGATCCACCTGGCTCGTAAGGACTGACCTTAAAAGAAGCAGTGTCGAGGAGTTGCAGCTCCCCGACACCTAACCACTACCGAGGACTAAACCATGCAAGCACAGACCCAAAGCAGCAGCGGCACGCAGGCTACCACACCGGCAAGGCACCTGGTGGCCACCGCGATTATCGGCGCAGCCGTCATTGGCTACCTGGTGCACAAAACTCCTGAATCGCGAACCCGCCTCGAAAGCCTCAGCCAGATGGCCAACACCTTGGGCGAACTAAGCGAAACGGATGCGGCCGTGGTCGCCCGACTGCTCGCCACCCCCAAAACCCGGGGGGCCATCCGTCATGTCTAACCGCTCCGACCGGACACCGGTGCGGCGCTTTCCCTGGAACATCGACTACACCAGCCGCTGCGACCAGTGCGGCAGGTGGCGCGCTCAGGGCAACCACCTGAAATGCAGCCGGCGGCGCCAGGCGCAGAACGCGCACCTACGCCGCCAGAAGCCGAAGTCCTAAGCCGCGTCCACCAGAAGATGCGCTTCAAGATACTTGGCCCGGAAACGGGCCTTTTTGTTTCCGATCGTCAGACTGTCGTTACACGAGTACAGCGTTAGGGGTTTACATGAGTGGGGTCGAAGCTCGCGGTAATTCCGTGAGAATCTATTTTCAATACAACGGCGAAAAATGCCGCGAATCCATACCAGGAGGAAACAAGCCGGCAACATTGGCCCAGGCAAAACGCTTGCTCGCCATCATTGAATACGAGATTGAGTCCGGTAGCTTTGATTACGCACGCCACTTCCCCAACTCGGCCAGGCTGGTGGAAAACACCTTCGGTCACTACCTGGACCTGTGGTTGCGGATTAAAGCCAACAGCGTGGCGGCATCGAGTTATCGCGGTTACGCCAACAAGGCCGAGGTGCATGTGCGTCCGCGCTGGGGCAAGGTGCAGATCAACGTGATCGATCACCTGGACCTGCAGGAGTGGATTCAGGGCACCCTGTCTAAAACCCTCAAAAATAAAACCATACGCGACATCATCAGCAACGTGCGCCAGGTGTTCAGGCTGTATCGCACCAGGATGAAAGTCGCCCACGATCCCACCGAAGGTTTGATGGTGCGCCTGCCTGATCCAGAGGCGCCAGACCCGTTCACCCGGGCAGAAATCAAACAGATCCTAGAAACACCAACTCCCCGTACGCTTGAGTTGCTGATGGTGCAGTTCATGATTTGGGCCGGGCCCCGGGTATCCGAGACCATCGCCCTGGCGTGGGAGGACGTCGACCTGGAACACGGCACGGTGACCTTCCGCCGATCGAAGGTGCGCGGTGCATATCGCGTCACGAAAACTCGGCGCTCGATGCGCAAGGTTCGCCTGTTGGCCCCCGCGTGGGACGCCTTACGCAAGGTCGATGCACTGACGCGACAGCGAAAAGCCGAAACCGTTGAAATCGTAGAGCGGGACAATAAAACCGTACGCCAGCACACGCTGCACTTTGTGTTCTTGAACACCAAAACTGGCCTGCCGCACGCCAACGATTTTGTCGTGCGTGACCGTTTTTTTAAAGCTCACTTGCTCGCTGCCGGGGTTCGCTATCGTGGTCCTGGGCAGTGCCGGCACACTTACGCCAGTCAGTTACTGACGACGGGCATTGCCTCAATCGATTGGATCGCTGAACAGATGGGGCACACCAACGGCAACATGATCCGCCAGCACTACGGAACATGGATCAATGAGGACGGGCCAGATGTGGTGGGCATGCTGCAGTTGGCGTTAAAACTTTCGCCGGTCACAGTTCTACACTGAAACCCGTGAGGCCCATGGCCTCGGCAAAACGCCCCACGGCCGTCAGGCTCGACCAGGTGCGCAACGGCTCACGCCGCGAGCGTACTGGCACCAGGCGCGCGGTGGGACCGCCTAGACGGATGGACAGCGTCCACTTGCTGTTGTCGCCTGCAATGCGGCCCACCACGACTTCCCGGACCACGTGCTGGCTGACCAGGACTTTCAAGGTATCGGACTGAATGACCTGACCGATCATGGCGTCAGCTCTAAGCGTGTCGCCGGGTGCGACGAACAGCTTCCTCGCGAGCCTCGGACAGCAACCTGTACATCAGATCGCGCTGCACATCCGTAATCTGCTTACCGACTGCCAAGTCAAGGATGAAGTCCTTCGCCCTTAAGGTATCGGCCTCGATCTCGGTGCCGTCATTTTCGGCGCGGTGCAGGTTATCCAGCAGATCCCCCCAAGCGTATTGACGGTACGGCGTGTTCAGCTCAACTCGGGGTGGGCCGAACGAGAATGTGGCGGGCTTTGGATTTGCTTCAGGGGTAGCCATGAGCGGGTCTCCTTGTCGCGGCGAGGGGTTGGAGGTACGTGAACCAGCATATGGGGTGCTGGTACGCCAGTCCACGGAGTTCCGGCGAACGGTAGTTAGCAAAAAGGCCCCCACACCTGGCACAGATGTGGGGGCCTTTTGAACATAAGCGGCGTTATTCACTAGTCGTCAAAGCCGTAATAAGTCATGGGCAGTATCCGAATATCAGCCATAACTAATACAACAGGCAGCTATCTCCGCCGCAAACATACTCTTATCGGATTGCAACACAACTATAATTAGCTATAGGAAATCTTTCATTTCGATATCCAGGCTAGATCTTGACTTTATCTTATCGAGAAAAACATCAATCTTCTCACCGTCCAACATTCGAACCCCTGAAATTTCGCCAAAAGATTCATCATCTAGAGCTGACATAAACAACTCATTTATAGCTACGTTTTCAGAGTATAGATCCTTTATAATTTTTGATGTTGGGCTAACCCACTTCCCTATTGGTATTATTTTTTCCAGCCCATCAAAAATATGGTCATTCCTACTAGGCCCGAGGAGATCAGGATATTCTGAGCTTATAGCTTCCCAAGCCAACCTATGTAATTTTTCATGCTTATTAGAAAATGCAAAAGCAAGAAAAAACCGAACTCCATTAAGCGTACCATTTTTCCAGAGAGTAGTATTCAGCCGACCTTCTTCATGTATGCCGCCACCAAGGATATCATAATTAGCTTCACCTTCCCGCTCTATCGATTCAGAATTCCCTTCAACAGCCCAAAGTCCGATTTTGAAATTATAGATAAATCGACAGGTATTGATGGCATTGACTTGCTTATTTTCATTGGGGCGAGCTTTCTTCGCCTCAAGTGCAAATTTTTGAGTAATTACAGACTCAAAAAGTACAGGATTCATATCATTTAAAAACTCGAATACTTTAACAAAAGATGGAGCCAGCGGGCTTTCAAATATTTTTCCCAGCAAAGACAAGCTGCACTCGTTAAATATAATGTATTCCGCAGCAAAGTATTCCAACAGCGTTTTATGGAAAAATTTATATTCAGTACCATCTCGTTGCATAAGAGGGACCGCGACAAGCAAATCATCCAAGAAATTTGATGTGGAACTAGGATAAGCCAGGCTAATCTTGGCCGCGTTACCGATGAAACTGTCAGCCTCGCTGAGGCTTTTAAACGAGGTCTTCATCCTGAGCATCATGTAATGACAAAGGGCCCGAAGCAACTTTCTAAAATCCTCGAATCCGAGATCTGATTTTTTTTGCCTGGCGTATCCGTTTTTATTAATTAAATCGTGCCCTTTATAAAGCGCGTGATATATCTCATCATAAAATGTCGATATTTTATCTGCAATTGAATTATTTACTCCATAGGTCCTATATAGTAACGATACCAAAAGTGGACTTTCGATAAATTTAGAAGGCACGCTAGATATTTCTTTACTGAGTTTCTTCCCGACATCCAATCCGGATATTTTATCGTATCTACTTAGTAGAGATAAAGCTTGCTCGAGAGTAAAAGGTGCAAACCTTAAGGAGGTTGCGTTGATTAGGTCTGGGGTTATTTCTTGAGGACGAGTTGTAACAAGTATCGCGTTCTGCCCACCTTTTACTGACATTTCGTGGAGTTGATTTGCCAGCAAGTGCTGGTAATCGATTGGTGCCTCGTCAAAACCGTCGAGTATTACGTAAAACTTGCCTAATTTCAAAAGCCGATAGAAAAGCTTCCTGTCAAACTTTTCATCAGGAAAGTCAAGTTCAGTCGCGACGTTATCTATAATATCTAGTTTTGTATCCAACTTCCTAAGATCGAATAGAATTGGGATTCGGTCAGACTTAAATAACAGCCTTGCAACGACAAACTTTGAAAACGTACTTTTTCCCATGCCAGCGCCGTCGACGATGACAATAGGCCTTGACGGGGAGGAAACGAGCTCGTCAGCGGTGATCAAATCCTTGGACGTGTCGAAGTGCGTACCTCGCACCATGTAAAGAGGCTCATACGCATCATGTATATCCAGTTTTAGCTGAGGAAAGGTAATGGACGTTATCTCTCTTACACGCTCCGAAAGCTTTATTAGGTAGCGCTCAATTATTAGAGAAAGCGCATCGCCATCAAGTTTTCCTTTTAATTCTTTTTCTACGGCCCACCTTCTGACTTTCTCGATAGTTGGGAGTAACGCCGCATTTATAATTTCCATTCCCGGCTTTAACACCTCACCAACTATTTTTTGATCTATTGATGACATCGCGATCTCCTTATGCTCGTTTTAAGTATTCTGTTAATTAGTATTCGCTTCGCCGGCATAAATGATGAAATAGTTATTTACAAAGCGATCACTGAACTAATATTTACTGCGCACGATACAGTTGTCTTTTTAACATCATTGGTATTGTGACGGAGGATTCATTTCCTACGCTAGTCTCTGCATCGGGTCGTTTGATGCCGGTCATAGCGGCTCCTCGCGCAGCCTTAATCGCATAATCGCCTCTGTAATCGCTCTGGCGCCTGTATCCAGTGCTCTTAAAGCCGCAACAGCATTACCGGCAAACCATGTCTGCGCCAAGCCCTGAACTCCAATGGGTAACCTTTTCGATCGCCGTACTCAGCGCATGCTGGTTGTGCAGCAGCAGCAACGTTGCGTCAGTGACGATATTGGAATGCGAATTATTGGCTTTGGCCCGTACATGAATAGTAAGTCCGGAAGGCTAATTCGTGTGTGCCATATCAGATTAGCGCAGACATCTTTCCTTGACGTTTCATGGCACCGAAACAGCGCATCAGTCCCAGATCAGTCCCATCCAGCCATTTTTCGGACGCCAAAAACCACAAACCCCCGACTTTCTCTAGGAAAATCAGGGGCTTGCGTTTTTGTAATTTGGCGGTGAAGGAGAGATTCGAAAGTACCCGCACCCTCAATCGCGCGGCCGACGCCCCGGAATACAAGGGCTCCAGGGGTGCCAGTTGCGCAAAAGCATTCCCACGCCATTCCCACGAGCATCAGCATGCACCTCAGTACGCGTGCGCATCACACGTATAGGGGGCTGGAATTCGTAATCTAGAGGGGGGCAAAAAAAAGAGTAACATAAGTAATCTTGACCATTTTTTACGCTCAAGCCATTGAAATTAAAGGCTTTTACGTTTCGACCAAAAGGTAATTTTTAAGTAATATTGAAGTAATCTGATTACTCTTTATAAATGTAATTCTCATGTTTATAAAAATCCTTTAAAAACAACAGGTTGGCAAATAATTACCTTTTCAATTACTTCTCTGTTACTCCTTTTTGTAATACCGAACCCCACGGAATACGCGGCCTCCAGCCCATTGCCCAGACGTGGTTACTGAAATTACTCTTTTTGAAATACCCACCCTCTACCTGCACAGCGACGCATCCAGACCTTTCGAAGAAATACCCCCTCGGTGCAGGGTTCCGCAGGCTTTCAAACTCCCCACAACGCCGAGCAAGCGCCCAGCCTAAGCCGCTGGGAGTGGTCCGCAGGGGCGCAGAAAAAACGACCCATTTAGCCCGCAGGCGAGGTGGGGGGACGACGGCGCGCGCCGAGTGCTGAAGCACGCCACTGCCCCACTTGTGGCACGTCAGTAGCCCTCATGTAGCACGCCAACTCCCCGGCCTGGCAGCGGCGAGCCTGGGCCCGTCCTGGCTGGGACTGCTCGGTAGGCCGAAACACGCTGATAGCCCCGTGTTTATTGGTCCACATAGCCCCCTACGCTTGCCGTGACAGCCAGCAAATGCTATGTTGAGATGGGTTTTTTCACGCTGATGAAGGGCAATCTTTCATCTATCCCAGCTGACTTTTCCGGCCCAATCTCCGCCTCCCCATTACAGCTCGTCGCCTCAAATCGCGTCATGACCAAACGTCATTTACTGTATGCACATACAGTAATGGATTCGTGCCCATGAACGATGATGAAGACACCCTCGGATGGCTTGGCCTCCCCACCCCACTGCAGATGTACCGGCAGCATTGCCGTCTACTGGAGAACGAGATCCAGGAACTCAACCTGCAATTACGCAAAGCGCGGGCAGACGTTTTCGGGATCAGCCAGATGCTGCTGGAAACCCAGGCGAAGAACTGCGAGTTCGCTGGCTATCTCCGAGAGCGCGGTGCCGAAGCCGCAGCAATGCGAAAGCAGATCTCAGACCTGACCACGTCGAACTACGTAAACAAACGGGAAGCGGAAAAGCTGCGACAGATCGTCAATGAAATGAGGCCTCGACCCACCACGATTGTCTAAGATCAAACCGAGAGAGGGCTTAGCCATGTGTGGAAGACTGTCGCAGTATCGAGGTATTCATGACTTTGTCGCGGCCTTGAGCATGCCCAATGCCCTGGTCAACGCTGTGGGTGACCAGCCCATCGATCGCTACAACGTCGCACCAACGACCCACGTGGCGTTACTACACCTGCAGGGCGAGCTGCTACACGCCGATCCGGTGCGGTGGGGGTGGCGTCCACATTGGGCAAAAGACCGAGCCGCGCCCATCAATGCACGCGTCGAGAAGGTAGCCCACGGCCCATTCTTCCGGGCGATTTGGCCACACCGGGCAATAACGCCCGTAGACAACTGGTTTGAATGGGTGGATGAAGGCGGTCCGAAGAAACAGCCTTATCTGATCCGCAGGCGGGATGGCGCACCGATCCTGTGTGCAGCTATCGGCCAGCTGCCAGACGCTGATGAAGGCCCTGGCGAGCATGACGGCTTTGTGATCATCACCGCCGATAGTGCCGGCGGCATGGTGGACATCCACGACAGAAGGCCCGTGGTACTAACGCCAGACCTCGCCCGCGAATGGGTGGACCCGGCAACACCAAAAGAGCGCGCCGAGCAGATGGTGTTGCACCAGGGCGAGCCGGCCGAGGCCTTTGAATGGTTCAAGGTCAGCACCGCCGTGGGCAACGTGAGAAATAAGGACGCCAGCTTGATCGAGCCCGTTCCTTAGAACAGCCCGCCGAAGGCATCGGGTTCCCAATTCATGATCACCAGCTCTCCGCTGACCTCGGCTTTCCCCTGCCGCTGGTTAGCCGTGCTGTATCGGATGTCCACCGTTTCGAAGTGGAAACCGTCAAACACACGCCGAATATCTGGGTGGTCGTTAATGCTCACCATCACCTTGCCTTTGCAGCGCCGCATGAAATCAGCCATCCGCTGGTAGTTTTCAAAGGGAAAGTCCACGCCATAGCCTGCGGTCTGCCAGTAAGGCGGATCCATGTAGTGGAAGGTATGCGGCCGGTCGTACCGCTCCGCGCATTCCAGCCAGCCAAGGTTCTCGACGTAGGTACCCGACAGCCGTTGCCAGGCAGCAGACAGGTTCTCCTCAATCCGCAGCAGGTTGATGGCAGGGCCAGTGGTGGCTGTACCGAAGGTCTGCCCGCTGACTTTGCCGGCGAAGGCATGGTGCTGCAGGTAGAAAAACCGGGCAGCCCGCTGGATATCGGTGAGCGTTTCCGGCCTGGTCATTTTCTGCCATTCGAACACCTGGCGAGAGCTGAGCGCCCATTTGAACTGGCGCACAAACTCTTCCAGGTGGTTCTGCACCACGCGATACAAAGTCACCAGGTCGCCGTTGATGTCATTGAGGACTTCAACCGGCGCGGCCTGGGGCCGCATGAAGTAAAGCGCGGCGCCGCCGGCAAAAACCTCGACGTAGCATTCATGGGGTGGAAACAGCGGAATAAGACGATCTGCCAGGCGACGCTTGCCGCCCATCCACGGGATTATCGGTGTGCTCATAAGTGATCCTTGTTTAGACAATTGGATTCGCTTAGGCTTCGCACCCCCTGCGCAGTGGGGCGAGGCCTTGGTTGGAGCACTCGGCGTGTTCGAGTGTTTCAGCGTCGAACCGGTGTTGACGCACCGGTTCGTCGCCTCGTTTGCTGCGCAGGGGGTTTTAAGCCCCCACGGGAATTTCATAGGGTTTGAAGCGCACGACCTCCTCCCCGAGCCAGTCATTCACCTGCGCCATACGCGCCTGAATCGGCTCCAGTTCATTGGCTGCATAGATCTGCGCTGCCTCCCTGATCGAACCAAACCCACCCGCGTTCTGCGGCACGATGCCCATCAGCTGCGGCGGAATGCGCAAGCTGGCCAGCACGTCGTCGCGGGTCTGGTTTTTGATCGAATTGAATTCATCCTTGGCCGTCACTTCGCTGACCGGGATGATCTGCAACCCATCCTTTTTGCCGTTCGGCGAGTACACGAACAGATTGCGGAAGTTGCCAGGCCCCTTGGAATCCTTGAGCGCCTTGCGCAATGAATCGACGTCGGCTTCGTTCTGCGCGGCGTCGGTCATGTAGAGGATGAAGCCGGCATGGCTGCCGTTCTCGTAATACTTGCGGCGAAACAGCGTGGCCGATTCATTCAGCAACGCCGACTGCAAGGCGCTGATCCACTCGGGCAGGCCGTACACCTCCTGGTGCAGATCCGCTTCCCGCAGGTGAAAAACGGTGCC